GTGAGGTAAAAGAAAATGTTAAATGCAGAAAGATTTAAGAAAGAAATATTAGAAAATTCAAATGCTGTTTTTGATTTTTCAATAAGCAAAGATAGGCACACAATTGAGAAATGTCTTGGTGTCTGTGATAATTGTATCTTTTGCAATATGGGAGAGCATTGCTCGAATGTTAAAGTAAAATGGCTCTTATCAGAGTACAAAGAACCTATCAAATTGAGCAGATTTGAGCATGATATTTTAAAATATCTTCTCGAAAAGACACAATATAGATTTATTGTACGTGAAAAAAGCGACAATATTTACATTTACAAAAGAAAGCCAAAGAAAGGAATAGGTGCTTGGGATAGTAGCACAGGGATGCTAAACCTTAATGTATTTATTAATTTATTCCCATTTATCAAATGGGAAGACTCAGCACCTACGGCAATCGAAGACGTGCTTAATAATTGTGAGGTGGTTGAAGATGAATCTAATGAATAGAGTTATGAAGATGGCTAATAGAAAAATAGTTAAGGGGGATGTCCTGTGAAATATATAATTGACAATATCAATAGAATGGCTGGAAAGTATACTCCTCACCAGGTTTTTGCTGACTGGGTTGAAATGTCAGCATTATCAATTGCGCAGAGTATCGAACCAGATGAAGAACGCGAAAAGGCGTTCTTCAACATCGCTATAAAGTACAGTAAAGATGATTTCTTAATACTCGGATGCATGTTAGGACGTCTTTCTTCTCTTCTAGAGAACAATCTAGATGATTATCTTGGGAAGATCTACATGGAATTAAGTTCAGGAAACAGTCATACAGGTCAGTTCTTCACTCCATTTCATATTTGCAAAATGATGGCAGGCGTTGCGTTAGCTGATTATGATGGAGGAACTGAATATCTTAATGAGCCCTCTTCTGGTGGCGGTGCAAACATACTTGCATACGCAAAAGTGATGAAAGAAAAAGGATATAACTATCAGCAGTTATTGGAGGTGAAAGCACAGGACTTGGATTATAAGTGTGTATACATGACATATGTGCAGCTTTCACTGGCTGGAGTAAATGCAGAAGTTGTTCAAGGTAACAGCCTTGAAGGGAAACATAATGTTGTGCTGCATACTCCAATGTACGTAATGAGAGGTGGTTTAAGTGTTAAAGGACGAAATAATCAATAGAGTAATATGCTCTATGAAGATGCTGAATGGAGAAGAACTCACAATCTTGCGAGGGGTGCTGCTTGTGGCACTTGATGGAGTTGAATTGGTCAGGAGCAAGAATGAAATATCTACAGATATATTGGATGACAATGAACTGATTCAGAGATTTCTTGTTCAAAAGAAAATTGATGGATTATCGGAAAGAACTATTGATTACTATAGAGTCACTCTTGAAAAGTGGCTTCACTTCTACATCAAAAAAAGCGTTCTCGAGTGGACTAGAGACGATGTAAGAATGCACTTTGCAAGAAGAATGATTGATTATCCTGATGTTTCTAAAGTGACTATAAACAATGACAGGAGAAACTTCTCGTCCTTCTTTACATGGCTCATGGATGAAGGGTATCTAAGAAATGGCAATCCGATGAAAGCCATGAAGAAAATAAAAGTAGATAAAGTGATTAAAGAACCTATTCCTGATGATCAGATTGAAGTTATGCGAGATAAGCTCGCAGAAAAGAAGAGCGCTAATGAAGTAGGAACGAAAATGTGGCTGAAGGTAGTGAGAGATCAAGCAATTTTTGAATTTCTTCTTACGACTGGCTGTCGTATAGGAGAACTGACAACTGCTAAATTAAAAGACTTAGATCTAGAGCGTAAAGAAATTAAAGTCTTCGGCAAAGGTGCTAAAGAAAGAGTATGTTATTTAAACACTTTAAGTGTGCTCAGGATGCAGCAGTGGCTTGATGCTAGAAAAAATATAGAGAATGAATATATATTCGTTGCTGTTGATAAAACTAAAGGAAAACATCAAAGATTGAAAATAAGCGGTGTAGAAATAGCTATCAGAAGACTCGGCAGAGAATGTGGATTCGAAAATATACATCCTCATAGGTTCAGAAGAACTGCAGCAACTACCGCTTTAAGAAAAGGTATGCCAATTGAACAGGTACAGTTGATGTTAGGTCACGAGCAGATTGATACGACTATGATCTATGCGAAGACTGATACCAAGAACGTTAAATACTCACATGATAAATATATGTAATAGTTAAGAAGGGAATGATATAGATGATTTTATTACAGGTATTAGAAAATGTATTTTCTATATTTGCTATTGTCATGCTGATCATTGGAATTTTTATTGTTTTATCTGTGATTGCTGTTGCAATTTTAATTGTTATGTCGGTGATTGTGAATGGCATAGAAGAAGATAAAGAAAATAATAACTGACAAGAAATGACAAGGGAGGTATATAAAATGCGAGGTAAAAGAACAGACACGTACTATGTCTATGATGCATATACAGATGAACTCGTAGGATGTGGCAGCTTAGCAAAAATATCAGAGTTGTTTGAGATTACACCAAGAACGCTTAAAAAATATGCAGAGAATGGCAGTCTATACGCGTCACGTAATACTGATAATCTCCTGAAATTTAAAAGAATAGATGGAATTATTGAAGATGTTGAACCAATAATTAAAGTTGTATCAGGAAAAGTTAAAATTAAACGAAGCAGAAGATTGCTATGCAACTTTGTTGAAGTGTTCGATGTATTTAAAGAGCCAAAAACAGAAGAAGAAAAAGAATACATGAGAACACATTTTTCTATCATTGATTTAAATCGAGTTTATTTTAAACTGCGAACAGCAAAAGAAAATGAGTACCCTTTTAAAATATCATTTTACACAAATAGTAATTCCACCACTTTACTGCATAAAGAATATTATTATTCTAAGAAACTAGCAGAGCAACGTATCAAATATTTACAAGAATTTGCCGCTAAAAGAGAGCTTGGCGATTTTTGGTATGATAATAACTACTATGATGATATCGGAAGAATAGTATATGTTACACGACTAAGAAATGGTAATAATCTGATTCAGTCTCTAGATGGAGTACAGACATCTAAGACAGATCGTGCCCATTATTTAGATTTACTCTCATTTATTCAGCATGAATTCATAAGATAACTACACAGGGCATTGAGTTCTTTATATTTAACTCATAAGAAAATTTAAAATAAGAAAATCTATATGGATTACTCTTAATAGATTTGTTTCTAAAAGCAAGATCCTCACATGGACTTAATGCCCTAACATATTCTTAAAACCTAACAACAACAGCAGTGTCATGGCTTTGCTTCCATCTCTTCACCTTACTTTGCAAATTGAATAAGAGTATGAAGCGCTAATTTTGCTATCCAACTAAAAAGTTGTGATGCTACTGGGAAGACAGAAAGAATGAATTGAAAATCAAAAGACAGAGTAAAGTACTTCTTTCTCTCTTCCAGAAAGGAGGTTAAATGGGAAACTTTGTTTTATATCGTAACGGAAAAAGAACCAATATAACTGGATCAATAGAAAAGATAAGTCAGTATGTTGATGCTACTCAATTAGCTCTAAAACATAGATGGCAACGTATATATAAGCATGAAAGTGTATTTTCAAATGAAATACCTATTAAAATAGGGAGTGCATACGATAATGAGGAATATATGGCAAATGTATATGCTCATAGAAAAGTACACAAGAAAGAAAAGAAAAGAGCAAGCTATGAAGATAGGCAGTTCTATGTTGTCTATGACATGAATGACAATGTAATTGTTGCAGGCACTGCTGAAGAATGCGCTAATAGGCTATCCATTGGATTAGCTAGTTTTTACTGCAAGGCAAGCAATCAGCACAGCGATAAATACAACGCAAGGCATCCTAGCACTGCCCCAAGAAAATATTATGTATATACTTTAAAAGATAAGGAGGAGTGAAATTAAATTGTTTTTTATTCTATTTGTATTGGTGATAGTGATTTATTTATTTTTCATTTTTGAGTAATCAGGAGGTAACGTATGACAGCCGAAGAAGTCAGAACATATTTAAAATCATATAGAAATCTTAAAGACAAAGCAGACTATCTACAGAATAAGTTAATCAATGTTAAAGCCATCTCATATAGAGACAGTCCGACAGGTTCATATTCAGAGCCCAAGACTCAGAACGATTACATCATGATGAAGGATAGGTGTTTAGAAGAAATGGCTCTCATACGTCAAAATATAGATAAACTTGATGATATCAATCATAGGGATGTACTCTTTTATCGATACATCGAATCAATGAGCATCTATGATACTGCTGACATGCTGCATGTATCGCAGAGAACAGCAGAGAAGTACATACATGATGCAATTGAAAAGATGATTGTTATTTTATCTTAACGTGAATACACGGCTATAAACGTAAAACGGCGCAACACTGCGCTAATTGATGTTATATAATGGTAAAAAGAGGCAAATTAAGCAGAGAGGCATAATAAACAATGGTATTAAGTTAAACAAAACTAATACCATCAGGTAATTAAGTTAAGGTGTCAGCTATATAAACGGCAGACACCTTTTCTGCTATTACTAAACACATTT